TAATGAACCTTTTACTTTTACCTTGACCTCAAACTCTTTAAGTTCAGCAAGTTTTTGCTTTAGCACAAGGTAGTCATTGTTATAGGTAGACGATTGGATTTGAGTAGCAGCATTGGTAACACTATCAACTAATTTAGCAAATACTTCAACCATTCGTGCATTGAAATTACCCCTGTCCATTTCATCTTCTACTCTATCTAACATTCTATTAGCTCTATCAATGTTGTCTTTAATTATATCATCTTCATCATTAATAGGCATACTACTTATAATTGTATTGAGTTCACTATTAACAGGTTCAGCATCAGTAAGACCGAAACTCTTTTCTAATCCTTGTCTATCTAATTCAGGCATAACAAATTATCCTCCTTTATAGTTATTTACATATCTATTTATATATGTTATACTAAATATATTTATAAAAGGAGCAAGATATGATTGATTATATAAAATCATTAAATTATGATGATATTATAATAGAACAAAGAATGTTTGGAATAGAGGACCCATTTTCTATTATCATACCTAGTAAAAAAACTATTATAGATTATTGTATATTAACAGAACATTGTGAATCTGTTGTGGTTTATAGGGATTACCATTTAAATAGATTAGAATTAGTTGAGAAAGAGGGTTTCACGCTAATTACAATTTTTGAAGATGAATGGAAAAATCAAATAGAAATAATTAAGTTAAAGTTAAAACATTTACTAGGAGAGAATAAACAGAAATCAGTATATGCTAGAAAATGTAGTATTGATGTAATTTCCCCAAACATCTCTTCCAAATTCTGTAACAAGTATCACATCCAAGGAAGCTCGCCATCCTCCATAAAATTAGGAGCCTTTTATAAGGGAGAATTAGTGTCAGTAATGACTTTTGGTGTGCCATCCTTATCAAAAGGCAATAAAGAACATGGTGGTGATATATATGAATTAGCTAGGTATTGTACATCAAGGAGAGTTATTGGGTCTGCTGGTAAATTGATAAAATATTTTATGAGAAATTATCAATGGAGTAAACTATTTACATTTGCTGATAGAAGATGGAGCAGAGGTAATCTATATAGACAAATAGGATTTGATAATAATAGTGAAATAACAATAAATCCTAATTACTTTTATTTCAAGTCCCCTTCTATTAAAAGAATACATAGATTTAATTTTCGTAAAGATGTATTGAATGTTAAGTTAGATAAATTTGATGTTAATAAGACAGAATATGAAAATATGATATGGAATGGATATTCTCGTATTTGGGATTGCGGGAATTATAAGTGGATTATAGTAAATAAGAATTACAAACCAATAATAAAGAAGGTTAGTGATATGGGGTTATTTTTCAAATGAGAATTAGAAGAGAAGATTTTGGAGATATAGATAAACTTTCAAAAGGTTCAAATAAAAAAATATGGTTTACTTGTGATAGTTGTGGTAATGGTATACTACAATCATATAAAAATTATATAAAACAGCAAAATGGGAAATTTTGCAGAAAGTGTAGAAATAAACATACAGCAAATAGACCTGATGTTAAAAAGAAACAATCAATAGCTTCTAAAAAGAAATGGGAAAGTATTGAATATAGGGAACATATGAATAAGGTATTACCTAAAGCTTGTAAAAAGGCCTGGGATAATGATAATGGAAGTAGAAGAAAAATTGTTATAAATGACCAAAAGGGTAAAAATGGCAATAATTGGAAAGGAGGATATGATAACGATATACCACTTTATGATACATATGCCCCACAATTAGAATGGGCAGAAGAGGTTAGAAGGAACAAGGAAGACCCTAACATACTAGAAGTGAAATGCTTTAAGTGTGATGAGTGGCATATACCAATAAAACATAATGTATATCATAGAATACAAGCATTAAAACAACATTATAAGGGTAATTTGGGGTTTTACTGTTCCGAGGAATGTAAGAATTCCTGCTCCATATATGGCAAGAAAACAGAAACCATTATGAAGGAAGATGCTGTAAGAGCAGGAAGGCTACCCTGGTTGGAACTTGGAAGGGAAGTTCAACCCGAATTACGGAAAATGGTGTTGGAAAGGGATGAACACAAGTGTATATACTGTGGTAGTGTCGATAATTTACAATGTCACCATATCTATCCAGTCAATATAGAACCCTTGTTAAGTGCTGACATTGATAACTGTATGACTCTTTGTAAGAATTGTCATATCAAGGTTCACCAAAAAGATGGGTGCAGGTATCCTCAATTAGGAATAGAGGAGTGTTAATAAAAAACCCTCAAAGGATTTCTCCTAAGAGGGTTTGTTAGGGGGTGATAGAAGAATAAGGCGATTCTTCTAATTATTTACTTCTAGGTAGGCATACCTGTAATTCTTACCTTTTGGTAGAAATTAGCGGCACCGAAGATATGGTTATGAATGGCATATCTTGACATTAAACCAATTGCTGGGTTAAAGGAATCTTCAAAGGTTGATTTTGCCTGTAGCAATTGAATATATGGTAGATAGATAATACCTGCATCATATTCGGAGGCTCCCTTATATCCTACTGTGTATTGTTGTGCTGATTCAGTATAGAAGGTATCTCTATAAACAGTAATTCTACCGTCAAGAGAACCGACACGTGCAACACCAGTCTGTGAAGAAGCTACATTTGAATTAACTGGAGCTACTGTAAAGGCTGATAAAGCTTCAAAAGCAGCACATAAAATTGGGGAAGCGATAACAAAGTTACCAGAACCACGTCTTGTGTTTACTGCAATTGTATTAGCTTTACGAATCATTTGATTATAAAGTGAACGATATCTTTCATGTTCCCAACGACCATCATAATCGGTTGATGTTGTCCATGTATATTCACTCAATACGGCTACATCATCAATAGATTGTACGATTTCACGATCAATTTCAGCTGTAATCTCATAAGCAAGAACGTCCATCATTTCATCTTCAATGTTTAAACCGTGCATTGCTTTCATATCTTGAGCAACTTCTAATGACCATCTACTTCTCAATTTACGGGTTGTTGCTTCAACCTGTGCCTTTTCGATTGTCATATTAACTTCACGAATATGAGTACCAACACCAACACCAAGACCAGTATCATCACCTACACCAGAACCACTTTTAGAACCCCAAGCTTCTGCTGAAGTTGTTTTTGAACCTGTACCAGAAGGACTTGTTCCTGTTCTACTTGAATAAGCATTATTAACATCATTATAGCCAAGTTCATTAGCTGATTTTTGTCCTGCACCAGTAGCTACTGCTGTAGTACCATAATCAGTATCACCTGTAAATCTTAATGCAAAAGCAAGACCAACAGGCTGTGTCATTGGTTGTACACCAACGATATTATGAGCAATAAGTTCTGGGAATGTTCTTCTTACCATAGGAACGGCAATTTTTGTGAACATAGCATTTATACTTGTATTTGTTGGAGCACTTGCACCCATCTGACCACCAGCATAACTGGTACCTTCATGTAGGATATTATGTTGGTTTTCCAACATAATTGCTGTTGCTCTTTTTACTTTATCATTAATAATTTGGTTACCTTCACTAAGGACAGGTTCCCATCTCTTCATGATTAGTTCTAAATCTACTTTTTCCATTTATTTTTCCTCCAAATTTGTCTTCTTTAAATTTTGTTATCTTTCAAAGTAGTTACATATTGGTTAACGAATGAATCAAAAGGATTCTCTGATTCGTTGATAACTTCACCTTCCACTACTACTTCTGTTTGTCCTTCACCTTCTACTTCTTTAATTATTTCTTCAGTATCTAAGGAAGTTTCCATCAACAGGTCAAATTTTCTATCAATTTCAGTTTTTTCAGTAATATTTTCCAATACTGAAAAGATTTTGGTTTTCTGTGCTTCTGTAAGACCATCTGATTTCTTTCTAAGGTAAAGAGCTGCTGCCATTTCCTGCAAATCTTTCTGTTGTTCTAATTCTACACTTTGTTTTGCATTTAAATCTTCTTTCAGGTTTATAATTTCGTCTTTAGCTTCTTTCAATAATGATTTTACTTCATCATCAAGGATACCTTCATCAATAGCTAGACGTACTTTGAATTGTTCAATAAGGTCTGTATAAAGTTCCCCTTTATGAGCATATTCTACAATATTTTCTGGAATAGTTAATTCTTCTTCCAATACTGAATCAACAAAATTAGAAAACTTTGAAGTAATGTCATTCTTATATTCTTCAAATTTATTTTCATATTCCTCAATAAGCTTTTCCTTTTCTTCAGCAATAACGCCTTCAGACAATTCTTTAGCTTTAATATCAATGATATCAGTAAGTTTTTCTTGTACCTGTGTTTGGACTTCTTCATCTAATTTTTCTAGTCCTAACATTTCAAAAATCTTATCCATGTTATATTCCTCCATGTGTTTTTATTTATAGTTGAGATAATTTTTAATCTATATATACTTATATATTTTAATTTAAATTTATAATTTTTATAGATTCTTTTCTATCTTTTTTAAAACCTGCCAAATTTTTCTTTCATACTGTTTCTTTGCTTCTTGAATCATTGCATCAGTAATAGGTTCATCACTAATACTAAATTCTTTATTTTCTAAAATACCATTTACAAATTGAGACCCAGGATTTGAAGCATCTGTTACTAAATCATATGTAAGTAATCTGAAATCATCATTAACGTATCCACTTTCATCTACTGTACCAAGACCTCTACTTGAAATACCAATATTACCTTCCTTAATAAGTTCTTTAGCAATTTTACCCATAGGAGTATTTATAATTTTAGCTTTACCAAATAGGTTACTACCTTTCCATTCAAGTGATTCAATGATATGTGATACTCTTTCAGGATTAATTTCTGGTGATTGTGGATGTGATAATTCACCCCAAGCACATTTCTGAGAAATTTTTTCTTCAATTTTTTTTACTTCCCTATCAAGAAGATCTTTCTTATATTTCCTTTTATTTGCATTTTCAACTTCTGCTGTACTAAAAATACCAACAACCTTTAAAGATTTATCAGTATCCTCATAGATTTTTACATCCCAACTATTTTCTGTAATAAGCAACATACTTTAATCCTCCTCAGGCTCCTTTACTTCAGGTTCCTCAACCTCTACTGGTTCAGGTTCACCTTTTAAACCTAACGTATCTTTAATATAATCGTTCTTAGCATTAGCTATTTGTTTCTGTAGAATTTCTTTTGCACTCACAAAATCGTCCTCTTCAAAATGGTCTAATGCCTTTTTGATTTCTTCTGTATCTATACCCATTATTTTCATCTCCTTTTATTTATAAAAATTATAATATTTTATATTTTAATACCCTGAACCTTCTTCTTTTGTTAATCCTAATTGTTTATCTTTCGCAAAACCCTTTACATTCTCCATAATTTTCTCATCATCCCAATCCAGGTATTCTTTCATAGCAAAGTACTTTGACATTTCCGGCCTATCAGCTATGCCATTATAATTATTGAATTTTGCTTCTAATAAATTTTGTTCAATCTGATCACGGTAATTAGAAGGACTTATCATAGTGATAGCAACTTTCTTGCTATTCAAATCATATTGTTTCTTTAAACCTTTGAATTCTAAATGTAATAGGAATAATTTAAGAAATACTTGACAGAATTTTTTTTGTTGCCTTTCTAAAAATTTAGACCATTTTACTTCATCTCTTGTTATTTCACCAACATTACTACCACCAAACATATTATCGCCAGTTCTTTTTTCTTCTTCTGCTGTTACCCTTGATAAAGGATACTTTAATGATCTATATAACTTACGAGCGAAATAATAAATATCATCTAACTGAGTAAAACCTGATGAATTACCACCAATAGTTTCTATTGTTGATCCTCTACCATCAGCTGACTGTGGAAGGTAAAAGTTTTCAAGTAATGAAAGTATTTCTGGTTCTTGTGATAATCTACCAGTTGATGGGTCATAAGTTTGTTTCTTATTCATTTTTTGTTTAACTTTTTCAACAAACGCCATAGCTTTAGATATAGGCATATTACCTGTATCAATTCTAAATACGAATCTTTCTGGTGATCGTACTAATCTATAAATCACTACAGAAGTTTCTAATAATTTCAATTGGTTATATGGTATTTTAGCCTTATCCAAATAACCTAAAATATCCTTTTTATTAATACCATATACACCATAATTAATAAATCCTATCTGTTTAGGAAAGAACACTACAATATCTTTATCTTTTTCTGCTTCTTCTATTGTTTTAAAAGCTGTTTTATTTGCTGTAAGATATTGAACATAATTAGTAATTTGACCTGTTAGTGGATTAATAATATAATCCATTGATTCGGACGGTAATCTCTTTATTGATTGTATACCATCACTTGGTCTTGCTTTATTGATAATTTGTTCAAAAAACACTCTACCATCAATCATATATGCCCAAAATAAGTCCCATAAATTATCTTGTATTTCTATTCTATCGTAAAAGAACTTTTTGAATTCAGTATTAAGGTTATTTACAATATTCTCATTTTCCTGTAAATCCTTATCTCTGATAGTAAGGAAGAATACTTCGTCATTTTCATCAGCCTGGATGCTCTCATTTGTAGCATCCTCAATAACATCTGCAATCTCACTCATTTGAGCCATATTTCTATATTCTTGTATTTTTTGTACTTCGGTTGCGTGTGATTTATTAAGATATTGTGAATAGAACATGTTAAAAGAAGATACACCAGTATTACCATAACCTTGTATAAAGTTCAAATCCTCTACACCTTCACCAGTCCAATTCTTTTCTTGTTTAGGTGTAAGTATAAGTTCTTCACCTTTGTTCTTAAATGATTTTATGGACTCATCAATACGTTCTTCATTTTCCCAAAATTTATACCAAACCATTATATCTCCTTTTATTTAACAATAACAAGTTGTTTGGAGGAAGATATCTTCCTCCATTTATATTGTTATTCTTCATCAGGTCTATCAGGAATACCTAAATTTTTACGAAGAATTTTAACAATTGGCAAAACTGTAATATCATCCCAATCAGTTTTTGAGTTAGTAACTAAATCTTCAATCACATCAAATAATTTATCACCATAAATATCAATGTTTTCCTTTTGTAACAATTCCTCAAAAAATCCTATAATAAAAGGAACTGCAAATGTTTTCATTAAACTGTCTTTAAATCCCATAGTATTATACCTCCTTGTTTTTTGTTAATGGAAATAGTATATTATATACTTTTCCAAATTTCATTTTCATCGGTTATACCTTTTATAATATATTTATTTTTCCTCTGCTTCTTTTAATAATTTCATTCTATCTGCTGAAAACTTATAAACTATACCTAATGTAGGTATTTCATATCTTTCATTCTTTGAAGTTATAAAATACCTAGATGATGTTTCTGGAATAAATCCATCCGCTACTAAATCATCTATTTTTACCCATTTTGCAGAATCCACACTTCTGTAACACAAATTGTAAGTTTCCATAATTTTGATCTCCTTTTATTTTAGTTTTCACTTCTTTTAATAGTATTTATACATCAATAGTATTTGAAAATTCTGATCTACATTTTAAATATTTGTAACATTGTTTTATAATATCACTAACACCTGTTATTTTACTAACTTCAAAATATTTATCCCATACTTTGGAATCAGTAGCATTATCTACTTCAATCATTTTATTTTTCTTATTTATTTTATAATATTTTTCATCCGTGTTCAAATAAAAATAATCTAAATTCAATAGTATGGTTTTTTCCCAACCACCATCTATATTATATTCAATTTTTTCTGTACCATCAAAAGTTTCTTCCTTATATGGAGCAGTAATTTTTATAAAATTAGTTGTTGATGTATCTAATACAGTTGTCATTATATTATAATTATCTGTATCTTTTATAGTTATTGATGTGTCTTCTATAAGACCGTGATGGGTTGATGGTAAACTAACTGTTCCGTCACAATCATTATCTACAGCAAGACCAGCAGTTAGTGTTATATTTCTTACTGTTAAACCATTTTCATTATAAATTATTATATCATTTTCACTGAAATCAGACCAATCTCCTGTTGGGTTTGATCCAACAATATAAGTATCATTATCTTTTAAAGTTTTT